TATGAGACTCTTCACGATGAGTATGATGACAATTATTGGGATAAGTTTGATGACGAAGATTATGAGGATGAGGACGAAGATATTCGTGCCACAGCCGATGATCTTGACGAAGAAGAAGATGATGATGATGATGATGATGATGAAGGATACTACGGTCAGTATTGATCGTAGGGACGAAGTGGGCCGCTGGGCGGATACTAGTTATAGGATGGTTCGATTCCATCACCACTTTTTGATATTGCCAATGATAGTAGAGGTTGCTATCCCAATATCGGTGATAGTTTGTAAAGAATGAGGAATATTATGTTTAGTGATAATCTTGGTTTTAACCCCTTTGATAAGAGCAATACTTCTAGTCTAAGAGATAGTAGGAAGTTTTTGGATTCATTTAAACAAAATCATATCTTTGTTTATAACGGTAATCCTCGTAAGAAAATCAGCAGTATGAATCATACTGATCGTCTTACAGAGGCTCTTAATGCTAATAGAGATGGAGGTTCAGACGTTTACTTTTACGTCAATGGTGGACGCAAAATCTATGCTATCAAACAATTTACTTCATGCTTCTGTGATATGGATGCTGGTAGAGATACGGACGGTAAGTATTTTAAGCCAAGCGTTGTAATGTCTAAGAAGAAGCAGTTCTTGAAAAAGATAAATGAATTTCCAGTTAAGCCTAGTTGGGTAGTTGATACTCGTAATGGCTATCAGTGTTATTGGATTTTTGATGATGCTTCTAGGAAGATGATTGGATCTAATAAAACATTCTGGAATGGTCTTCAAAAGAAACTAGTGAATTATTTCGATGGAGATCCCAGAGCGATTAAGCCAAATCAAATTTATCGTGTTCCTTATACTTGGTGGAATAAGGGTTGGGAGAAAAAGGCTCCTTACTTTACAAGCATCCTTCCCGGTTCCACAGGACAAACTATAAATGTTGCTGATTTAAAGTCTGCTCTAACTGGACAGTCAGCGACAATACAAATTATACCAGAAAAATGCAGTGATGAATGGTATAAGGGCTACGCTAAAGCCTATAATCAGTCTGATATTACTGGTGTTCCAGTATCGGTAAATGTTGCTACCAATATTCTGAATCAGATGAGAGGCTTAAATCCTGAGACATATACCAACAGTACCGATGATTTAAAAACCGTGTATGGTTATGCCAGTGCTGGTGTTTTTCAAAAGGCTTACGGCGATCCTATGCCAGTGCATCCAGTAGATGACAAGGATGGGTCTGAGGACTCATTAGATGCGTTGCCAGACCAGCATATAAGTCTGGACGGGTCACAGACCAAACTTTTAAAAACGGTGGTGGAGTTCCTTAATCAAGTCAGCACTCCGCTCTACTTTAGTGGTAATAAGTTTCTGTCTGGAGCGGCTAAAGACTTGGCCAATAAAGTAAGTGATCAATTCTGTATAGGATAATTATGCACGAAGATTATAATGAATATGACGACCAAGATGAATATGATGATCATGGTAGTCTAGACAATAAGTATAAGCATTATTTTAAGTTTGATCCCGAAGCATGGGACGCTTGGGGCAAATGGCTATACGATGCTTTGAACGAAGTAGTTGAAATTTCCCCGAATGTGTGGTATGCTTACGGTTTCCCGTCCAAGTCGATTCCTGTGAGTAGTTATCTCTCCAATACTGGCAAGGGTAATACCTTCCAGTATTTGGGGAATAACTATCAGAAGATGCCGATATGGAAGAAAAAATACTTTGTGTCCGATCCGATAAGTACAGAGTATGTCAAGCATTTACAGTCTAATGCAAATCATTTCTTAAATCAGCCACACTACTACAAAGGACTATACGAAATATTGAACTAATATGAAGAAGAAAAAAAATCAAATATTTGAAATTACAGATTTTGATAAATTTGTAGAGTGTTCTAGAGTATTAGTATTCGATTCTATGGGTAAGGATCAAACATCTACTTTGGACGATATGAAATATACTCTGTCTGAATTATCTCCAGAAGAAGCAGCAGAATTAAATGAGATTCTGAGTCAAGAAGAAGCAGCGATTATCTGTAGAGAATTTATCAAGCATGACGGCGAGACCTATATAATCAGCAATAAAAGATATGTTGATCTTATAGACTCCCTAAATAATAGACTTGTCAGTAATATGCTAAACAATTTGGTAAATAAAGGAATGTTGGAAACAGGATTCGATCCCGAATCAAATGACTTTATCTTTTGGATCAAAGACAATGAAAACAACAACGAAGAAGAAAATAAAAAATCTTAAGCCTGTAGAGTGTATAGCAGATTTACGCTATCGCTGCACAAACTGTGGTTTGGATCATTGGGTTTCTATTAAAGAGGCAAAGACTAGAGACTTCATAATAGTCTGTGATTGTGATACTCTTTTAAAAGTCAAACAAATACAGACAGTCAATGTAGTCTATGTTAATGATGCAACTCTTCAAAAAAGACCAGTAAATACAACACAAGCACCTATCATTCCAACGGTAAAACCTACCGATGCTAAAGTAATTAGTCAGGCTTGTGCTGTATTATCTACATATGGTTTTACTAAGCAAGAAGCGATGGATATGGCTACAAAATATACAGAAAAAGAATCATTTACAGACGTTAAAATATTGGTATCAAAAATTTTATCTAATTTGGAGAAAACAGCATGAGTATTACAAGACCTTCTGTGTTTGCTGATATTATTGGTCAGCAAACCGTTATTAATCGACTTAAGATTGTCGTGGCTGGATGCAATAAGTCTCAGAGTGTTATGCCTCATATTTTAATCGATGGACCGCCTGGGCTGGGTAAAACCACAATGGCTAGTGCTATTGCTAATGAATTAGGTGTTAATCTCTATACATTAAACGCCGCTAATATTCGTAGTGTTAAAAATATTCTGCCCTATCTAATGGGCATGAGTCCTAGATCAGTGCTATTTATTGACGAGATCCACAGACTGCCTAAAATTGTAGAAGAATTTCTATATCCTGTCATGGAAGATTTTGTTCTTAATATCTTAGTTAAGGACGCGGAAGATAAGGACAAACCAGAAACTATTGATCTACCAAGATTTACAATGGTTGGTGCTACTACTAGTGGTGGTAGTCTAAGTCAACCGTTCTATGATAGATTCACTATTAAAGAACATCTGTCGTATTATACTGTGGATGAGTTAGCTAAACTAGCAAAGTCGAACGCACAGAAGATCGGACTAATGATTGACGATGCTGGACTTACAGAGATTGCTAAGAGAAGTAAGGGTACTCCAAGAATTCTAAACGCAAGACTGCAATGGTATCAGAACTATACATCATTCTATGAGAACGAATCTACTGTAGATATTAATGATGTTTTTGCTAATCAAGGTATTGATAAACTAGGCTTAGATGCTAATGACCGTATGTATATTGATGCCTTGAAAAAGTCTAAGGGTAATCCTCTAGGACTAAAGAGTATTTCTGCTATGACAGGAATCGCTATTGAGACTATTGAAAATAATATTGAGCCATTTTTGGTGCGTATGGGGTATGTAGTTAGAACTCAAAAGGGTAGAATTATCGGACAAATACCATGATAGATCAATACGATATAATATACCTAGTAGTCTGCATTAATTGCTGCCTAATAGGTTATTTATTGGGCAAAAACGCCAACTATGCTGCCAATAACGGTGTATCTAAAAGTGTGCGAACACAACAAATTAAGGATACAAAAACTAATCAACCTGTTTCTATTGACGAAACAAAGGTTGTAATGAGTATAAATACTGATAATCTAACTAAAAAATATGATGAACTTGGGGATAAAGTAATATCTGACGAGAATATATCCAGTTCTATCAATAAATTAAAAAATATGAAAGGATAATACTATGGCAAAAGGTCTCGACGTTGGAACGTCTTATATAGTTTTAGCACAGAATAATTCTGGCTCAGTAGAGTATCGAGACTTTAGAGATGCCTTTTATATCATCAAGCCAACCACGCCTGTCGCGTCCAAAATGATAGAAAAGGGTTTGGCCGGAAAAACATTTATCAAAGATGCTGATGGTTCTTTTATTCTCTTAGGCAAGGACGCCATTGAAAAAGCGATTGAAAGAAATGATACCGCTAAACGCCCAATGTATAGAGGCGTAGTTTCTGCTAAAGAAAAAGACGCCAAAAGAATATTGGCATTTATTCTCAAAGAAGTTGCTGGCAAAGCATCAGAACCTGATGAAAAACTAGTATTCTGCATCCCTGCACAACCAGTAGATCAAGAAGATGATGATTTTGATGTTGGTTATCACGAAGATGTTGTGAAGTCTATCTTAGCAGAGTGTGGCTATATTGCTAAGTCTATTAATGAAGCAGAGGCATTATGTTATGCCGAATTAGAGTCTGTAGATTATACTGGCATAGGTATTAGTTGTGGTGCTGGTATGACTAATGTTTGCGTAATGCTAAACGGAGAACCAACGGTTATATTCTCTACTACTAAATCTGGAGATTGGGTTGATCGTATGAGTGCTGTAGCAACCGGAGAACCAGATAGTGTTGTTCAGGTAGAGAAAGAGGGTGGGGATTTTACTATTGGCGAAAGTAGTGACAATCCTATTCTTGCCGCAGTATCGGCATATTATGAAAGACTAATTGATTATACGACTAAAAACTTAACAATGACTTTATCTAATCATAAGTCATTACCAAAGTTTAAAGAACCACTAACCATAGTGATTGCTGGCGGAACATCCCAGGCGAAGGGATATGTTGAGTATTTTAAGGCTAGTCTGGAGAATAATGGGTTCCCTTTGAAAGTCAAAGAAATTAAACAAGCAAAAGATCCTCTACATTCTGTTGCTAAGGGTTGCTTAATAGCATCTCAAGTATTATGATATGTTATTCAGTAGTTTAGGTTTTTTTAATCTACAGTCCAAAAGATCGTCTAAGTGGAGTAGGGTTAGGGCTGAACATCTTAAAAAGTTTCCTTCTTGTGCTGCCTGTGGTTCGATTACAAATCTTGAAGTTCACCACATAGAACCCGTAAGTGTTAATCCTGACAGAGAGTTGGACCCAACGAATCTTATTACGTTGTGTTCAAAATATTGCCATTTTTATTTGGGGCATTTGATGGATTATACTAGCTGGAATATTGATGTAATAGAAGACTCAAGGGTGTATTTAAATAAGGTAACAAATAAACCCTATAAAATTAGGAGTACAAATTATGAAAAAAGTAGTAATTTGTATAATACTTTTCTGTCTTGGATTTGGTGCGTATGGAGGAACTATAGATCCAAATACTTCAGACCATAAACATCTAGAGTATGCCCAAGGATTTAAATACGTATATAAAATATCTGGAACCTATGCAGATGCTAAAGGAACTTCTTTTTACGCTTCTGCGGTAGCAATAAATTCAGAA